CAGCCTCTACAGCCTCTACAGCCTCTACAGCCTCTACAGCCTCTACAGCCTCTACAGCCTCTACAGCCTCTACTTCAACGGGTGCATCATTAATGAGCATCCCATTATATAATCGTTTTAGAACTAATGTTGCTATACCCTCAATAGGGAAGTCGTCCCCTGGTATAAATGAGTCCTCAAAGAAATCAAAAGTGCGGTTAGCTACCTTTGCTGTGTTCGGGTTAAACTTTGGTCTAAGTATTGCCATTTTAATCTCCCAAATAAGGCGGGTTTCCCCGCCTTATAATTTACTACTTACAAAACGCTACTAGCTTACAGAACTGATAACCACAATTGGCCAAGATCCTTTGCTACAATGCGTCTGTCAACACGTAACTGACCTTCAATGTACTCACCGTCCTTACCTTCAACAGCGCGGTAACGGCGGAACCGTGGGCCTAGCTGTGCACCTGTAAAGGCAGGAAGGTAGAAGTTACCGATTGCAGTGGCAGACAATAGACCGCCAGTTGGTTCGGTGTACACTGGCAAGAATAGACCACTTGCTAAGAAAGTGTTGTTAACCAAAGTTTCACCTTCAGCATCTTCAACCGAGTCGTTAGCCGTGTTAACAATTGTTTGGATAACATTGATACGGTTAACCTGGAACAATCCTGCTAACTGCTCACGGCTGATAGTGGCGGCTTGGTTAACACCAGTGGTTTTGATGCGGTCCATGATAGCTGGGTGTTCAGTTAACGTATCAAACACGTCTAAAGTCATGTTGATTTCGTTTGGCATCTTACCCGCTGAGCGCAATACAAAATCACGTCGCCATACCTTGTAATCTCCTACAGGATCTGAAGCAGCGTTAGACCATTTTAAAAACTGGTTCCCCGTTGGAGAAGCAGCAACACCCGTTAAGTCTTTTGACCACTTACCAGCAACCAAAAACTTATCACGGAAGTCAATTTCTTCACCAATCAACAATGAGTTTGACACAAGCGCCATACCCTCACGGTCTAAGCTGAACTGGCTGTCTGCGTTTGCTCGCTTGCGATCTGAAATGAAGATACGCAAAGCTTTATCACCGATGCTGTAGTTCTCTTGCTTGGTTTTGTAGTTGACGCTATTTGCAACGCCTTCTTCAGCACGGGTAGAGTCATACTCACGGTTCCAGTAACCTTGGGGATAAACAGTATACTTGTCACTCTCTTTGTTTACTGGGATTAGTGTGCCAACGCGAGGCGCAATGAACTGAGTTGTGCTTTGCGTAAGTGCAATGGATAGGTTCGTTAACGGGCGGTCAACGTGCCAATCACGGGCGGTATTTGATAAAGGCATAACTATTATCTCCTAATTATGCTTGAACGCCACGATAGCCAAATAAGCAGGTAACTAGGTTACCATCTGCCGCGCCAGCATCTAAAGCGATTCCGTTGATAACATTTGTAGTTACAGCGGTCTTGCCTTTAGCAGCCGCATCACTACCCAATTTAGCACCAGCTACAACCGCCGCACCAACCACTACAGGCACTTTACGCCCTGCTGTGGTCATTAGGCCAATTGTCACACCAACACCCGCACGTTCAACGCTAACGATAACGCCGTCCGCAATCTCACCATCACCAGCTAAATCTACACCAGTGGCAGTGATTTTACCAAAATAACCCGTCTTCGTGTCCAAGTCTACCGCTGATGGGAAGCTTTGAACATCATAGGGTCCATAATTTGAAATAGCCATTTTCACAGCTCCTTGTTGAGTTAAAAAATAAGGTTAGGACCCTATTATCGTTGGTTTGCCTGGTTGTAAAGCGCCTCACCTTCAGAAGTAGCTAAGACCTTTTCAGTTGCTGCTGCTTCACTGATACCCTCGTCAGTTGCGTACTTAGCGATCTTAGCTTCTAGTTTATCCAAAGCAGACTTGTTGATATCATCTGATCCGCCTTGGTTAGCCCCTTGACGCTTGAAGTTATTAGCACCGCTATTGTCAGCCGCTTTTAAAGTGGCTTCAACAGACTTGCGGATTGTTTCATCCTCTATACCGTCAACCGCTTTTAATAGTGCAGCTTTAGCAGTAGCATCACCTGGGAGGTGGCTTAGCTCGTCATCCGCACGCTTACTGAAAATTAACGCTTCATTGGTTGCTTGTGACTTTTTAAGTTCACGCGAATCAATATCTGCTTGTTTTGCCATACGAACAAAACGTTGGTCATCTGACTTCAAAAACACTTCGCCGCTGTCAGTTGTGTAAACAACTGGGTCTGCTGATTTTTGCAACTTAATATCAAGCTCACGGTCTTCAACTGACTTAGCAATAAAACCCTCTTTACCAGTTGCGTCTAGTGTGTTGTAATGTGATTTGTGGATTTCCGACATAGCTGTTAAGGCAGTGACTAACGCCAGTTGCTTAACTACTTTGTCATGCTCTTCTTGTGATACCGTAGGTGCTGGCATGGTGGTTTCCTTTGCTATTAAACCACCTTTATCGGCGGCGTTGGTGAATTCAATTGTGTGGTTATCTTCGTTATTCTTATTAACAATTTGGCTAAATAGGACTTCGCGTAACGCTTCAGCTTCAATAGTGTGCGTATGGCCGTTGTTTTCAGAAACGGTAACGGCACCATCTGAATCAATTACAAGCTGGTGGTCGTGGCTCGTTTCCTCATTCTTACCATGTGCATACTGAACAAGAATATATTTGTGGTCCCCGTCCATATCAACAATAATACCGTGTTGATGGCCGGAGGTTGAAGAGGTAAGTAAGTCAACTAGGTCACCTGCTTTAGCCATCGGATCAATGTCGTCGCTGTCACCCCGCTTCATAATTACTGCTAACGCACCGCCTTGAGCGGGACGTGTAACGGCACTAATTTCACTCAGCTTAAACTCTGTCATTACCTGCACAGGCTTATCATTCTTTTTAAACTTTTTCTTAGGCATTGCCCAAATCCTCTACGTTCATATCGTCTACCTGGATATGATGTCCGCCAATAGAAAAGCCCGTGTATTCACCGCTTTCATATTTGGCTAAAATCTCAGGGCTATCAGGACGCATTGCAATCATTAGACCAGTTTGGGAAACTTCAATTCCGTATGCCTTGGCAACTTCCGTCGTCATAGGCCACGCGAATAAAACCTCTCCAGGTAACTCACCATCCTCTTCATGCATATCCTTAGCCATACGGCTATTCTGCATAAAGTCAACGGCTGCGTTAAGCATCGATTCTTCTGGGATGTAATTGTTTTGAGAGTCAACAAACGGTTCGCCGTTGACTTTAGAAATGATTGCCCAACCCATTACAAGGCCCAAATTAGTGTCTACTTTTTGGATCTTGGTTGGTAATTGAAATTTAAGGCTACTCATACATGAAAACCTGTGAGCTTAAAGAATAGTTATTTCGGATAACAATATGGCTGATACTAGCAAATAAAAATTATACGCACAATAGATTATAGGAATCTGGTGGCAATAATACACCTACATTGTGCAGTTTCGTCAATAGGTGCGTCAATATCTCCAGGGTAACGTAAATTAGCCCCCTGTCCGCTTATAAACACCTCACCTATGGGTCGGGTTTGACCGTTCATTATAAAATGGCTGTCCCGTGTACGAGACACACCATCTTTAGTTGTGCCACCAGCAATACGCCACGTCCTTTCTAACTGATCAGGGCTCAGCTCCCCGGTGTCAAAAGCTTGCTGGTAAAGCTCTTCTGTTCCCTGGTGTACTGCACGCAAAGCTTCAGTTCTCGCAATGACTTCAGATCGATAAATCAAATACCGCTCCTCATACCGCTCAACCATGCGGTTAATCTGCACATCAGTTAAAGGGGCACCGCCTGTAGTTGCCCTAACCACGGTACGGTCAAATCGCCTGTCACGTAGCTCACGGTTAAGCGCTTGACGTGAGCCAGACTCTAAGAGGTTTCTATAATTATTTACCGCCCGCACTTGGCTCGCTGTTAGGCCAATAGAACCACGGAAGTTTCTAGCTTGCTCCCTGGGGTTTAGCCCTCGCTCAATACCTAACCTTAGTGCTTCATTTGTTGCGTCCCTTTGCCCTTGCGTAAATTGTTGTACTAAGCGCAAGTTGTTTTCACGCATAATATCAACCGCACGAAAATTCGTCTGGTCAAAGTTTACAGGAACTTCTAAATAACGGCTAAGTAAGGCGGCACCTTCATTACCACTACTAATAAGGCTAAAAGATACGGCGGTTGATATAGTTGCCGGGATAGCTTCAATGAACCTTAACGCTTCTTCTACCCTGCCTTGGTCTAATAAGTTGGCAATTTCGATGAGGTTAAAATGGCTTTTGACCGTGCGCACAGCTTGCAAAAATGCCTCACGTACACGTACATGGCTAGAGGACATTAAACGCCCCATCATAGCCGCGTCGTCTGTTGGCTGTACCTTAGCGAATATTAAAGACGAGATTGACATTTATAAGTTGCCGCCGCTGGGTCACGTTTGACTTTGATAAGTCTGTAGGTGGTGCCCTCTATGAACACTTTGTCACCTTGCTTCGGGACAGGCTTACCCGGGAAGCTATTAGCTATCAACAGTATCTCCCGGTCACCTTTTTTAATGCTGCTATTAACAGTCATGCGCCCGTCAGAATAGTCCTTAATTAAACCCTTGCCCGTAATTGTGGTTTCGGTAGGATTGGTTCCCCCGGTTAAATTGCCAGGGGTACGAGTGCCACCTTTAACCACAATTAGCTTAGCCTCAATTAATCCCGGGGCAATGTGCTCATTAACTAGCTCTGCTATATCTATCCCAAATAAATCAGGCATTATGCGAATCCCTTTGGCTTGCCAAATGTATCGGGGTTGAAGACGTTAGTTGGTGGACTTAGGCCATACGCTTCAACTCCTGCAAATTTAGCACTACCAGCACCATCCAACAGCCCGCTAGTATTTAACAGGTTCATAACGTTAGCAGGAAAGCGTTGCCCCTTGTCTGCACGGAAAAACTCAACATCTGTACCAGACGTGGCGCTCACTTTCTTAACGTTACTTCCGGTGTTAGCTGCTGTAACTAGGGAAGGCTTTAAAATAAACGCCAGTGCCAGCTCTGCGTTCGCTTGTGCTATTACCGGATCAATATTAGCAGCTAACATGGGTAATTTATTATCGTCGTTTAACAGCGCTGATATTTGTGTAGCGGCGGTTATGATACCACGGCTTTTAATAGTGCTGTCTATAGGATTCCATTGGGTGTATGACAAGTTATCCAAAAAATAGCTATTTGCAGCCGCGACCGTTATGTAAGCATTTGTTCCAAGTGTAAGCGCCATGTGTGGCTCCTAGATAAATTTAATGTAGAAGTTCCACATATTAGGGATATAGTCCGACTGTATGGCTCGCACCACATTAACCTTGTAACCGTCAACAACCAGTGTCTCAATTTTTAACGGTTGTTGATGTAAGGTAATAAAGGATACTTTAGCATCTGACTTGTATAGTAAATCTTCTTTGCGTTCACTATAGCCCCCGCGCCCATCAAATCCACATTCACATTCAACGTTAACAATTTTAATTGGAACAACTTTACCAATGATAGCTGAAGACCTAAAAGCCGCCGTATCTGTCATAACTGTTTCACCGTCAATAAAAAGGTTCGTTGAAGTTTACGGGTAAATGTGGTTACAACAGACACTTCAATAGGAATAGCTGTACCATCATAATCAAAGATAGGGTCGTTTTGATTAGCCGCATTAACCAGTACCCAGAATAACACATTTTTGTCACCCACTTCCAGGGACGGGGGTAAAACAGTACCTATTTCCAAACCTAAAGCAGCCCCCTCAGTTGTTGGGGAAACTGTAAAGGTTGTGATGGTTTCAGTAGCTGCGAGCTGAGGCCCAAACTCGGAAACGTAATCACTGTAATCACTAGGATCTAATGGTTGATCAAAATTTGTAGCGACACTTGTAGTCATTATGTATTCACCTGTGATCTTCTGCTTTGCCCCACTGAAAGCGGAGCTCGTCTACCTGCGTCACCTGTTACTTCGCTTCGCCGTGATTCTGGCGTGTCAATGTCCGGTATCTGTACCGCGACCATTGTTGCAACCTCAGAAGCAAAGGAACCGCTTGCGGCTGTTATTACCGTTGCGGGGGCGTTTAATGTTGCTAACGCCGAGGCTAGTGTTGCGACAGCCGTATGTATTAATGTTGATGTGCTGTTTAAGGTAGCTGGCTGCGACTGTAGTGTACCGCTGGCGGTGACCCCTGTAAATACCAAACCCGCACCGTTAAGTGTGGCTACGGGGGATTGTAGGGCTGCACTGCTAACCACACTAACACGAGAGGCAGCTGAATTTAATGTTGCTGGCTCTGATTGGAATGTTGCCGCCCCCGCGTGTACCAACGTAGAGTCGCTGTTTAAGGTTGCTGGCTCTGATGCAAACGCGGCGGATTGTACAACAAGTATTCTAATTGCGTTGGCGTTTAATGTAGCCGCTTCAGACTGAAATGCACCCGTTGCGCCAGATCCCACAATACCCGAACTATTCAATGTCGCAGGCTCGGATAACAAAGTACCGGAGGCGACCGGACCCTTACCCATAGTGGCGTTCATAGTAGCTGGCTCTGACGCTAGGGCTGTGACCCCTATAATATGGGTTAGCAATGAGGTACTGTTTAGCGTCGCGTTTTCAGACTGAAATGCACCCATTGCAGGTAACACCCGTTTAGAAGCGGCGTTCATTGTTGCTGCTTCAGATACGAATGCACCTGTACTTGTAGTCACACTACCTGCATTAGCGTTCATTGTAGCAACTTCTGAAGCAAATGCACCACTTGCAACAACTGTTCTAATAGAGTTAGCGTTCATTGTGGCTACAGCTGAAGCTAAGACCGCACTTGCCACAATAGTCTTTTTAGAAGTAGCGTTCATTGTGGCAGGTTCTGAAACTAAACTACCAGTTAGTTCTGCACCGCTGCTACCTACCGCGTTCAGGGTAGCTGGCTCGGATGCCAGTGCCATAGCCTGACCAACAACAATCCGTTTGGATGCTGCGTTCATTGTGGCTGGCTCAGAGCTTATTGCTGAAGCGCCTATTGGTAAGATGCGCTTACCTGTTGAGGTGAATGTTGCTGCTTCAGATGTAAACGCCGCAGAAGCCGGGAACTCATGTTTACCTGTTGAATTTAATGTTGCGGCTTCTGACGTTAATGCGGCTAACGTTATAGGTAGAACTCTCGTGGCGCTTGAATTTAATGTTGCCGCTTGGGATGCTAATGCCGCACTACTGACCACACTAATTCTGGTCGAGGCTGAATTCATCGTAGCAGGTTCTGATAAAAAGGCACCATTTGAACTCTTAGGTAACGTTGCCGTTGAATTCATTGTTGCTGGTTGAGAACCAAATGCACCTGACGCAGTAATGCCACTCGCAAGAACCTTCCAATTTGCGTCATCACTGGCTAGTAGTGCAGTTGTTGCCTCATTTATTTCAGCGGTGGATAATAACCCGTCGAACAGCTCGAAGTAACTAAGGTTACCTTGGAAGTTTCTATCCGAACTTGGACGGTTACCTAATACAAGACTATAAGAAGCCGTACCAATATTATTTAACGTATCATTGAGGGGTATTGTTCCACCATTAATTGTTTGTAATGAATCATTGAAATATAACTTACAACGGTCAGCGGCGACGGCTTCCGTAGTGTCTATCTTT